TTGGGCAGATACTTTATATTAACCTTCATTTATATTATTATATTATTAAAAAACTAATTTAAAAACATTATATTATAAACATAGAATGAATAATGAATTTGAAACAAAATGTTACGAAACCTTAAATGGTTTGATAATAAAATATAAAGACGATGAATATATGAAACAACGTGTTTATAATCATATAGTTAACTATTTGCCGAATACATTAGATAATGAAATGAAGAACCACGAGAAGCGTGTTATTAGAAATAATTATTTAACAAACGAACAACATATATTTATTCAGGTTTTTCTAAGTAAAAATAAGTTTTTTTATTTGCCAAACAATAATTTTTTTTATGAGTATGATGGTGAGAAATATCTAATTGTAAAAGAAGATGATGTAATTCATAAATTGCTATCTTCAATCTCAAAAGATAGAACTCTTTTACAATGGAAATATAAAACTAAAATTAATATTATAAAGCAAATTAAGGATAGAAGTTTGTTTAGTTCAATTCCAGAAACAGATACTATTCAAAATGTATTAAATGTTCTATATCCCTCTTTTTTTCAATCTAAAAATTTTGCGAAATATTTTCTTACCATAATTGGTGATAATATATTAAAAAAACATTCAAACCTAATTTTTATTATAAGTCAAAAAATGAAACAATTATTGACTGAATTAGATAATGTAGCGTTTTTGTCAATAGGAAATAGCAATGTAACAAGCAATTTTATGACTAGATATCACGAAAACCATCTTTATGAGAATTGCAGGCTGATAAAAATAAATGAGAGTTTCTCAAGTGATGTTTGGAGAGAAATACTAAAAAAAATTGGTTTAGACCTACTTTGTGTTGCGGTGCATTATTCAAACCGTTATGACAGTTCCGATAAATTTATTGAAACTAAATCTGACGAAGAATTACAAACATATTCGCAATATATTAAAAATAAAAATTATAATGATATTGTTAGCGAGTTTTGTAGAAAATATATTTTAGAAAGTGTTGAACCGAATTCGTGTATTATTGAATGGAAATATTTACATTTTGTCTGGAAACAATTTCTCTCTGATACCAATTTGCCAAGTATAATTTATTCCAATACATTAAAGAACCTGTTTAAAAAAATGTATGAATATGACGAAACTTGTGATTGTTTTAAAGGCATAACAAGCAAATTTGTTCCAGTTCATCGAGATTTTATTAATTTTTGGGAACAAAACATAACTGTCGTCATTCCCGAGACTGATGTATTATTTGACAATGAAATAGAAATAGATGAATTATGTTATTTATTTAAATCGTGGTCAAAAACAAGTTCAGATAATATGATGAAGAATGGAAATATAACAGAAGAAAATGTTATTAAAATTTTGAAGCATTTTTTCCCAAACGTTGAAATTGTTGAAGATAAATTCGCTTTAAATATTTCGTGTTCAATGTGGAATAAAACGAATGATATTAATGGATCATTTGAATACATTAAAGAACAATTTCAAATTAAAAATAAATTGGCATTGATTTCTTTTGATGATGCGTATAACTATTATTATAAATATTGCAATAGTAGTCAATTAAAATTTATTGTTAGTAAAAGATTTTTCGAGAAGTATTTATACTACAAATTCACTGACCATATTGTATATGAAAAATTTATCGAACTTATACATTTACAATAGCTTCATTATAAAATTATATTGTAAAACATTTAATTACATTATAATTTATTTATGCTGCGTTTCCCGCAACAAATTGGAGAGCATTTCCTGAAGTTCCCTCACCTTTACCGTCATAAGCCAAAGGAGAGAGAGGTCCGCCATATGCCATACCTCCGCGCATTCTGCGACTGCCTTTGCGTTTTTTGTGACTACCCTTGCGTCTGTGTGCGGTCTTCTTAATACATCCAAAATGCCCCTTCTTTGTCACAAATCCAGCCTTAACAAGACGGTTCTCTCTTTTGGCAGTATTATGCATCTTTCTGGAAACAATACGTCCGTGTTTATTCTTCATTAAATGAGATTTGGTAAGGCCACCACTTGTTTTTTTAGCAGTTCCGTGCCATACTTGAGCACGAGATCCGGTTGTTTGTTCAAATGTCATTATATGATTAATTGAGAAAAAAACCCAAACAATTGCTAAACGCATTAAATGAAATTATTTTTAGGTGGTGTTCCACTTCCACCTGACATTCCTTCCATTCTACCTAAATAGTTAATATTTAGTGGTTGTCCTAAATAAAAGTTTCCATATTGTGTATTTCCCCCTTTTGAATTATTTACTATATGCGAGATTCTTACATTTCTTGATGTTTTTATTGATGAAGAACTTGACCCAACAATTAATTTATTATATTTATCTTGATTGCATTGCGCACACGTTAATTGTTTTTTATTTGGGTATATTGCGTTGTAAAGAGAAATATAATGTAACGGTTTGTAATTCCTGCTTTTTTTTCCTTGATTAACCCCCGGTTGAGTCATTTTATTATATTGTCAAACGATTATATTTAATTTATTGAAAAAAAATGATTTCAAAATAAAGTTAAAAATAAAACTACATATAATTATACAATGAGCGCTATCGACGTAAATCTTTCTAACAAATATCAGAAGAAGACTGATATTGAACACATTCTCTCTAATCCTGATACATATATCGGATCAGTAGAGGAAGTTGAATCAGACCAATGGATTCTTAATGTTGATGGTGATAAAATCATTGAGAAAAACATTAAGTACATTCCAGGGTTATTTAAGTTGTTTGATGAAGGCATAGTAAATTCTCGTGATCATGTTGTTAGGATGCTTCAAGCTATCGCAAATGGACAGGCGAACAGTATTCCAGTTTCAAATATTGAAATTAATATTGATGACGATGGAACTATCACTATGCTAAATGACGGCAACGGCATAGATGTTGCGCAACATCCAGAACATAAATTGTGGATCCCTGAAATGATTTTTGGTCATCTTAGAACATCTACAAATTATGATAAAACTGAAAAAAAAATAGTTGGTGGTAAAAATGGTTTTGGGTTTAAACTAGTCTTAATATGGTCTACATATGGTTCTGTTGAAACGGTAGACCACATAAGAGGTCTTAAGTATAAACAAGAATTCAAGAATAATTTGGAAGAAATATGTAAGCCTTCTATTACTAAATGTAAGAATAAACCTTATACTAAGATTACATTTAAGCCAGATTACAATCGTCTAGGAATTACTAATTTAACATCAGACATTGTTTCTCTCCTTAAAAAGAGAATTTATGATGTTTCAGCCATTACCGATAAAAACATTAAGGTTAAATATAATAACAATTTGGTTCCCATTAAGAATTTTCAGCAATACATAGATTTATATATAGGTGACAAATCAGCATCACCCCGTGTATATGAAAATAGTGGAGATAGATGGGAATATGCGGTTGCTCTTACACCCACAAATGAATTTGTCCAGATTTCGTTTGTAAACGGCATTCATACTGCTAAAGGTGGAAAGCACGTTGAATATATTCTAAACCAGATTACTAGAAAAATTGTAGATTTAATTGAAAAGAAAAAGAAGGTGAAGGTAAATCCTAACACAATTAAAGAACAACTTATATTATTTGTGAGATGTGATATTGAAAATCCAGCGTTTGACAGTCAAACAAAAGACTTTATGAACACTCCATCTTCTAAGTTTGGTTCTAAATGTGATGTAAGTGATAAGTTTATTGAAAAGGTATCTAAAATGGGTGTTATGGAAGCAGCATTGAAATTAACTGAAGTTAAAGAGAATAAGGCTGCTAAAAAAACTGATGGAAGCAAGTCTAAATCGGTTCGCGGCATTCCTAAATTAACAGACGCGAATTGGGCTGGAACGGATAAGTCAAAGAATTGTATAATTATCTTTTGTGAGGGTGATTCAGCAAAGGCAGGCATTATCTCAGGACTATCATCTGAAGACCGTAATTCAATTGGTGTATATCCTATGAAAGGTAAAGTTCTTAATGTTAGAGGAGAACCAATTAAGAGAATTACAGAAAACAAGGAAATTTCTGAAATCAAGAAGATATTAGGTTTAGAAACGGGAAAAAAATATTTAACAATTGATGACGTGCATAAGCATTTGCGGTATGGTAAGATTTTGTTTATGACTGACCAAGATTTAGATGGTAGCCATATTAAAGGGTTGGGGATTAATTTGTTCCAATCTGAATGGCCTACATTGGCGAATATTCCTGAATTTATTGGATTTATGAATACTCCTATCCTGAAGGCGAAAAAAGGAGCAGTAGAATTAAATTTCTATAATGATGGAGAATTCAATGATTGGAAACAAACGAATGATTTAAAGGGATGGAAAGTTAAATATTATAAAGGTTTGGGAACAAGCACTGGAAAGGAATTTAAAGAGTATTTTGAAAAAAAGAAAATAGTCGGATTTGAACGAACCGATAAATCCGACGATTCTATAGATATGGTTTTTAATAAGAAACGGTCTGAAGACAGAAAGGAATGGTTAAAATTATATGACAGAGATTCCTATCTGGACACATCTAAAACAAATGTTTCCTATGAAGAATTTATTGACAAGGAATTAATACATTTCTCGAAATATGACTGTGATAGAAGCATTCCTAATTTAATGGATGGTCTAAAGATTTCTCTCAGAAAAATTTTATATTCCGCATTCAAAAAAAACTTAACAACTGAAATTAAGGTGGCTCAGTTTTCAGGATATGTTTCCGAACATTCGGGATATCACCACGGTGAAGCGAGTTTAAATGGAGCCATTGTTGGAATGGCCCAAAACTTTGTTGGTTCTAATAATATTAATTTGTTAATGCCTAATGGACAATTTGGAACCAGATTACAAGGTGGTAAAGACAGTGCTTCTGAAAGATATATCTTTACACAATTAAATAAAATTACAAGAAGCATATTTCCATCTTCGGACGACAATATTCTAACACATTTAAATGATGATGGATTGATAGTTGAGCCTATTTATTACGCGCCGATTATTCCTATGATTTTGGTTAATGGGTCTAAGGGGATCGGTACTGGTTTCAGCACTGACATTATGTGTTATAATCCTTTAGAAATTATTGAGTATCTAAAAAACAAACTCTTGTTTATCGAAGATATTGTAGAGTTTATTCCATATTATGAAGGATTTAAGGGTGAGATAAGTAAACTCGATGATTCTAAATTCTTAATTAAAGGGTTGTATGAAAAAATTGCGGATGATAAAATTAGAGTCACTGAATTGCCTATTGGCAATTGGACGGAGGATTTCAAGGAATTAATTGAAAAGTTAATCGACCCAGGACAAGACAAAAATGGGAAGAAAATTGCTTCTATTATTAAAGATTACGATGACATGAGCAAAGATACCAATGTCGACTTTACAATTACATTTGTTAAAGGAAAATTGGCAGAACTTGAAAAATCTAAGGGTGACCACGGATGCAATGGTGTCGAAAAGGTTCTTAAACTATATACAACAAATACTACTACAAACATGCACTTATTCGATTCTAATGATACTCTACAAAAATATGAAAGAGTAACAGATATTATTGATACATATTATGAAGTAAGATTGAAGATGTATAAAGAGAGAAAAGACTATATGATTGACGCCATTGAAAAGGAACTGATATTATTATCTAATAAGGCCAAGTACATTAAAGAAAATCTTGACGGAACAATTGATTTGAGAAAAAAGAAGAAGGAACAAGTGATTGAAATGCTTGAGTTAAAGGGATATGATAAACTTGAGAATGATGAAGATTATAAGTATCTTGTAAAGATGCCAATGGATTCAGTAACTGAAGAAAATGTCGAAAAGTTATTGAATGATAAGTCTAACAAAGAAACTGAATTGGAGCAGATTAAAAACACAACAATTAATAAAATGTGGCTTAATGAACTGAACAATTTGAGAGAACTTTATATTGAATATAAAGCAGAAAGAGCACGGGCTATGAGTGGAGAAGAGAAAAAGAAAAAGGTTGTATCAAAAGGAACCAACACAAAGAAAGTTGTCAAGAAAACTAAACTAATAATTGAGGATAATTAATAAATAAAAATAATAAAAATAAAAATAATAATTTTTTATTATTTTTATCAAATATGGATAAATTGTTATTTTATATGCGTAATGTATAAAATGAAAGCGAATATATATAAAAGACAATTTATTACATTTATTATTATGGTTATTGTTGGTATGTTGTTTAATCCTATGAACATATTAGCATATAGACTTTCTGACTTGTATATATCACAAACACTATTTTACGGTGGTTTATTAATGGCTTCAAATATGATTTGGGCACACGAGATTGTTCATTATATATTAATGGGACATTTTGATATGTTGGTTTTTTTAATCGGGGTTATTTTATCTATTAGTGTATCAATATTATTGTTACGTCAACAATTTTTAGTTGGTGATAAACAATGGTTGAGAAGAATGATTAGTCATCATTCTACCGCATTAACAACATCTCATAAAATATATAATAAAACAAGTAATCCCAAATTAAAAAAACTGGCTCAAGAAATCATTTACACACAAGAAAAGGAAATTCAATTAATGAAAGATATGCTGTAAATAAAATTTAATAAATATTTTTTCGTTTTAGTTCTTCTTGATAATGTGCTACTCCGTGACGATAGAGAGAAATACTTCCATTATCATATGTAAAAGGGTTATCAATAGTTATAGGATACAGTTGTTTCATTCTAAGAGTTGCTTCAATTTTCAAAAATGTTTCATTATTAAAATTTATCCTTTGAGGTTCTATATTAACAAAATTAGTAGACTGGTCGCAGTTATATTGTAACATTTTATTATATAAACAATATATCTTTATATCTTTATTTCTATTTTTATTTCTATTTTTATTTTGAATACTTGTGATAATTTAGAACCACTGTTTCAATTCAAGTTGTTTATCATTCTCATTTGACATTACTGGATGAGAAATTGGTACGACTAATGTGCTTGCGTCACTTATATATTTAATGTAACCTTGTGCTTCACCGTAAACTTGTTGAATGCAGTATTCCAAAACAATTTTATTTAATTCAGTTATTTGTTGAGTAATATTATTATTTTGATTTGCTGAGTGTTGTAGAAATACACTTCTCATAACAATTTTCAAAGAATCACAATCTTGTGAACCAATAATATACTGATTGTTTGATCTGTTATATACTCCGGCTCTAATGCCATTCTGTATAATTTGTATATTTTGGTTTGAAAAGAAAGCATTTGATAAAGGGTTTGAAGACCACAATCCTTCAGTAGGGTTCCTAAATGTAGTGCATTGATTTGCCGGTATTTTATCATACATTTGAAATAATTTTGAAGTATTAGGTGTTTTTATATCCACTCGTCCATTGTTCATTTATATAAAATATGTAAATAGAAAAAAATATATTTATTTAATTTATATATATATATATGGACGGCTTTCAAAAAATAGTTCTTTATTCAGCTATTATTATATTAATTATTGCTTTAGTAATTATTGGCACAACGTTATCAAATGCCACATCTAGTGCTGTATGGCCACCAATGGTTCCAGAATGTCCTGATTATTGGGTAGTTGATGGTTCTGGGAATAATGCTACATGTGTAAATATGAAAGATTTAGGAACGTGTTCTGCGACAGGTGGTGATAATCATTTAAGAATGAATTTTAATAATGCTCCATATACAGGTTCAAATGGAACTTGTGCTAAATATACGTGGGCTACCAAATGTGGTGTTAGTTGGGATGGCATAACATATGGCGTTAGTAATCCGTGTCAAACATCATCGTAAATATTTTCATATTATATTTTTCATAATAAATATAATATTGATATAAATGTATTTGAACATATCATTTAATGTATGATGTTATCAGTAAAAACATTTTAAAATTACCAGACGTTGTGATAGAATACATAAAATTATTTATTTCCCCATTAAATATAATATTTACAAATAAAAAAAACTATTACCTGCATCATCATATAATAAAACAATCCATTAAAGATTATGAAGAATATACAAGATTTATGATCAGACAAGACAACGAACTTGTAGTTAAAAAAATCATTGAAGAAAATTATAGTAAATGGTATAAAATGAGAGAATATAGATATAAAAACCAAGTTTTTTCAAATTATTTATATTTTATTATGTTTTATTGCGTTGAGAATGACTCAAATAATTGTAGAAATGCTATTTGTATTTTTTTAAAAGAACACGGATTAGGTAAAAATCTACATAAAAAGAACATCGTTAAATATATAAAATGGAAAAATTAAATATGAATAAACTTCTTAGTAGAGAAACGGATGTTTCAAATATTAAAATTATTTTAAAACAATTTGAATTGAATAAAGATAACATACTTTTTAAAAAAGGGATTTACGTATATGGTGATCCTGGAACTGGTAAAACAACATTTGTAACCAATATATTAAAAGAAATGGATTATGACATTGTTAAATATGATGCTGGTGATGTTAGAAATACTTCTGTTATTGAAGACATTGCGAAACATAATATGTCTGATAAAAATATTATGAGTCTATTTAATAAAAAGGTGAGAAAAATAGCCATTATTATGGACGAAATTGATGGAATGAATAATGGTGATAAAGGGGGAATTAATTCATTAATTAAACTTATTAGACCCAAAAAAACGAAAAAACAAAAACTTGAAGAAGTTAGTATAAACCCGATTATATGCATAGGCAATTACAAAGTTGATAAAAAAATTAAAGAACTTATGAAAGTATCTAATGTTGTTGAGTTAAAAACTCCTACAAAATTAGAAATTGAAAATATAACCAATTTATTGCTTCCGACGGTTGATAATTCTATAAAAAATAAGATTACGCCATTTGTTCAAGGAGATTTAAGAAGATTAAATATAATTTATAATTTATATGAAAATAATCCTGAAACATTTAAAAATGATAATATAATTGAAAATATTTTGCAATTGAAATCGTACAATGATGATACAAGAAAAATCACTAATAAAATGCTCAATAATTATTATACAATAAATCAACATAATATTGTAATGAATGAAACAGATAGAACGAGTGTTGGATTATTATGGCACGAAAATATTATTGATGTAATAGATAAATGTGATAAAAAAAGTTCTGTGCCTTTTTACATTAATCAATTAGAAAATATTTGTTTTGCGGATTATATTGATAGAATAACATTTCAAAAACAAATTTGGCAATTTAATGAAATGAGTTCTCTCATTAAAACCTTAAAAAACAATAAAATGTATCATGATTCTTTTAAAACAAAACAAAAATACAACCCAACTGAAGTAAGATTTACTAAGGTTTTAACAAAATATTCAACCGAATACAATAATTCACTTTTTATACAGAATTTATGTCAAAAGCTTGGAATGGATAAAAAAGATTTATTTGGGTTTTTTATTAGTCTCAAAAATAATAATGACATAAACGAAATAGTAAACTTACTAGAGAATTATGAAATTTGTAAACTTGATATAAATCGCATTTACAGATATATTGAAAAATACATAAACGAAAATGCTTCTGGAATCTCAGATAAGGCAATTGAAGAAGAAGAAACGTTTGATGAAGATTTTTGTGAAGAATGTTAAAAATAAGTATTTTGAAAATTTGTGATAAATAAAATTTGTAATAAATAAAATATGATAATTAAATGTATTATGATATTTTATAATAAATAATATTTTGTTTAACACTTTGTTCCCAAAATGTATGCGCTGTGTTTCTCTTCCCATTTCTGAAGGATGCCTTCATCCAGTTCGCTATTAAGATGAGACATATAATGTCTTGGTGACGCATAAAAGAATGATGTTGACCCATTTACACTATTGCATTCACCGGTAGCTAACCTTACCTTAAAATAGAGATCCTCTGCTTCGCTGCCAACCATTTCAGGATAATAAAACCCTGTTTCGGCATCTCTAATTTGAGAACCAGTTCCGCCTGATGAATAAAGGTTGATTGATTTACGAACAACCTTATTATTTTTATTGCGTTGCTTTCTGTAAATTCTATTAAATCCTTTATCTACCTTTTTTACTTCTTCAATCATCTTAAGTTGTTCCTTTTGTTCCTCATTAGATTCATTTTGATTGTTAAAGTCGTAATAATCCATTTTGTCCTTATTACTGTATATGAGTATTTATCTTTAAGTATATTTAGGATATATTTTAGAACATATTTATGATTTTTCATTCTTAGATAATTGAAGTCGTTTTTCATTAATTTTTTCACTAATAATCTGTGTAATTTTTTCTTCTAAATATTTTATTTTTTTTTTCAATTCTTGATTTTCTACATTTAAACTTTGAATTTCAAATGATTGTTCATTCATTTTATGTTGAATTGATTTGGGGTCTGTCATCATACTATTCATTTTATTAATATTTTCTTGATATTCTTTTTGTTTTTGAATTTGTTCTTGCATCATTTTTTCTCTATTTTTTCTAATTTCGTTTAATTGATTATTAACATCTGGCTTATGTACTGGTTTTCCGGGTTCATAATCATCTAACAATGAATTTATATCCTCCATAAAAAACTTTAATATCTCTGGTTCTTTAACAAAATCATTAGGCGTTAATGCTGAATCGTGCATGTGTGGATTATTGCCTTGTTCTAATAACTCTTTTTTATCAAATGAATTTTGAGTATGTGAAAATACCAAAATGCTTTTTCTGGTATCTAATTGAACAAAAGGAATCGTATAATTTTTTAAAAACTTTGTTTCTTCGGCAACACAAGAAGTTTCATCAAAACTGGTTATGTTTAATAATTCGCGTTTAAAAGCAAAGGTTGCAGCAGTTGAATGGTTTGGTCCATATGGGCCAAATTGAACCATTTTATTAATGTGTTTGAAATAAATACATACAGCACTTGACCCAGCACATAAAGCGGGTGAGTTTTGTAGTGTCGTTACAGCGTGACTTACTCTTTCAGGGGGGTAATAATCATCATCGTCCATATAAACAATTATATCTCCGGTTGCTTTCTTATTTAATAAATTTCTTTTTTTCCCAAGTGTCATTTTTTCGTCATATTTAAAATATTTAATATAAGGAATATGAGATACAATGTCTTCAATTTTATCAGTGCCGTCATCAATAATAATCCACTCCATCCGGTTTCTCGGATATGTTTGATTTTCAAAGCATTTTATCATTGTAGTTATAAATGGTCTTCTATTGAAAGTTGGTGTGCAAACACTTACCATTGGAAATTTAGTTTTTTTTTTATGATTGCCCATTTGTAAATTTATATTACTATTTATTTAAGTATTAATTACGATATTTAATTAGAAGATTTTTTTTTTACTAGATTCTTTATTTCTTTA